TAGTAAAATACCATCTAGCATATAATATATGCTAGTATAACTAAATAACGCCCACAAAGCAAATTATTCGGTAATGGTTCCAAATTTGGCCCAACGAGCGCCGCCCAGGCTGACCCACCCAATGGGTGACCCCAATTGGGGGTTTTCGTTCCAGACTATGTGACCCGGAGGTCTATTGTCAGCAGGCTGTATTGGAGCACTACTGTGACTCAGCTTACCCATGTTCAGTCTGGCAATGGTCACTGTACCGTCGGGGTTAACAATCAATTGATCTCTATTGGCTGATCCTATTATCAACTGTTGAGGTCTGGTAGTACCTATATAGGCCTGATCTTTTTGTCTCTTGCCGGCCACTATCTGTACTTCCTGATCCCATAAATCCAGTGTACGTTCGGGCTCTAATGTATTGATGCCCATTCTACGATTGCTGACATAGACAGTTTCGTCTAGCAGTGTTTCACCTACAACCTGTAGCTCACGCAATGCTCCCAGTCGTTGTAGATTACTGTTAATGACACTGGTGGCCAATCCATCATTTTCAATCAACGGTGATCCGTTGACTTTGACATTGAGAACGTCAATGCCTTCGCTGTTGAGTTTTGTGATAACACGATCACAAAACTCATCAAATGTGCCGTCGGTATAATCTTTTCTTATACCATTGAGTGTGGCCGTCAGCAATTGTTGGAATAGCACGCTGGTTTCTTCCAGCGGTCTATTAACAGTCAGATTACCATGAAAAACCGCATCACCGGCTATTTCAAGTTTTCCTGATACCAATTTATTTTCAAATACTGTGGCCACATCCATAATTGTGACCTGACAGGACTGGGCAAGATCTTGAATGCCAGTGCTTTGAAAATTTTTAATTTTTCCCGGTGTGATATTATCGGCCGAGATATTCAAAGTTTCAGGATGTATGGCCGAACCGGGTATACTATGATGTGCAAAGTTTAGACGATCTAGTCTGGAATTGACGATACCGCCGACCTGTTGTTGAATCAGTGAATGAACATCAATTTGACTTATTTTATCTCTTACGTCGGCAATTACTCTCTGTTCGACAGCTTCAACTAGTTTTTTCAGGAATAAATCAGTTTGGCTTTTGAATTCAGAGACAATACCAACTACCAGGCTATCTTCACTGGGTGTATTTGGACCTGCCAGGTCATTGGGCCAATGATAAAAGTTTATGGCAGTGGCCACAGATTCAACAATACGATTGTGTATGACACCTCGTATATCAAATTCGGCAATTTGGTTACTTACATCGGTAACCACCTGATTACGGATCTGGCTGGTCATACTGTTCAGAAAATCATCTGTCAGTGTTTTGATAAACTGTTGTGAAATTTGATTGGTATCCATGCTTAAAACTTTATTGTTATTATGTGTTCGTAGGTTTTTTTGATAATGCTTTTATGCATCAGATTTTTATGTACCAGAAAAGATTGTGCGCCGGCATCTAGACTAAACTTGGCCAATTGTTTAAAATACATACTACGTCTGGCAAAAGGACCAGTAATGGTCAGAGACTCTGGTTCTATAATGTAATTGGTACCTTGGCAGGCGTTGCGATCGTTTATATCGTATTCGTAGTGTTCAAAATAGATTTTTTTATGATCATTGCGTCTTACCACAGTGGGAATACTAAATTCTCGATCTTTGAAATCTTGGTTTTTGTAATCGCGCAGTGTTGTAACTATAAAGTCACTGGTAATTTGACTGAGAAATACAACTTTATCTCGCTGTTCCTGATCGGATTCTGCAAAAGTCAAATACTCATCTACTGCTATTACCGTTGAAAATTGTTTGTTTTTGATTTGATCTTGTGTTATATGGACAACGTCAATACCATTGCTTTTAAAATAATCCCGAACTGTGGTACTTACTTCTGTGACAAATAATTTTCCATGAGTTAATTTTAACATTGCAGGACTGAATCCAACAAACAGCACCTGGTCAGAGTCGGTTTTATGATAATCAAACAACCGATCAAGAATTTCTTTCTTTTTATCCGCCAGATCCATGGATCTGGCGTTATTTACAAATGCGTCAAATAGTATGTCACTATATTGTTCGAAGGATGTCATTGGGAGATTCCATAATATCAATTATTTATTATGAAATCTTATTTGATGCTGGCTAGTCTCTTGTTAGACCTAGTCTAGAATAGATTTGTTGCACTGCTTCTGCTTGATAAACACAGTCCATTAAAGCATTATGCGCTTGGTCTCTGCCTTTGGCTCTAGGATCGCCATGTACTTGAAATAGCGTTCTTGAGTCTCGAATTTGCCAAAACGACCAAGGAAAACCCCAGTTTTGGCTGCGGTATAAGTCCTCAAGGATGGCAATATCAAATACCGGACCCTGTGCCCATATGTCACCTACACCTACTAAAAATCGGTTAAATTCTCGATGTAATTGGTTAACTGACGTACGATCACCACCTTCAAAGGCTTCGACTCGTACTCTAGGGTCTTGTTGAGCCCACCATTCTATAGTGCTATCGTCTACAGTGCGCCCTAAGGCTAGCTGTTCTTCGATATCCATACGCATATAGATACCAGGACCTGGTTCACGGTCCTGATCAAAAGGATCAAACTTTACAGCACCTAGGGTAAGAATAACTGTATCTGGCCTAGTACCCAAGGTCTCTAGGTCCAGCATAACCGCAGTAGCCATGCTCAAGCCCTACGCAGGTTTTCCATGGTTAAAATACGTTCTAACTCTTCAGTCAAGTTAGCTGACTCAGGAACAACGTACAATTGAGTTGTGTGTTCTTCACGACGACGATCATAATACTTGGTTTCGATGGCTATACCACCTGATCCGTAATAGATATGCAGTCTCAATGGATTAGTGTCTAGTTGATTGCCAAGCTCCGCGGCAACGACCTCTTTGCTGTTGTCGCTGTCGCGATTGGCCTGTTGAACACTACGTAATATAAATTGATTCCACCATCTTCTTAGAAAAAACATTTTCGTCCTTGGTTTGTGAATTTCCACTGCCGGAGATACTGTGGCCAATGGTGCGTTTGGTCGACGCACCTGGTGCAGACCGTTTTTTTGTTGGACCATGGCTCGACCATAATTACGCATCTCGAAAATTATCGCTTATATATGAATTAATGTTATCGGCGATGTCATAGCCCCAGTTCCAATTTGTGTCATTGGCTTCGACCCATTCGGCACTGTTGACATCTTCTGTGATATAACCGGCTAGGCCTACACTAAACCAGTCTGCAAAAAATTCGGGATTGATCCAACCTTCCGAATCTACTACGTCGGGTTTGGTTAATATTTCTCTTAATATAGTGATGTTAGTCGAACCATCGACACAATCCTCTAATTCTTCGTCTGTTAGATCATGTACAGATTTCATTCGTCTGCCTCAAGTTTTACCACTAAGGGAAAGCCATGTCGTTTGGCCAACACGCTTACTTCAATGCCTTTTTGTTCTGCGATCTCAAATGGTAAAACAGCCACTGTGGCTGACCCCTGTTCATGAATTGTAGTGGTTATTGCCAAAGCCTGCTCTTGATCATAATGAAACACTGCCACAAGACTTTCTATTACAAATTCCATTGTTGTAATATCATCGTTTATATAGATTACTTTAAACAATGGAGGTTGTGAGATATTCACATGTGACTTTGTTTTGACAATGGTATCTGTGATCATGATTGCTCCTGCTAGGCATGGGGGTCAATGACCCCCATACGCAAGTCTAGCGTTTTTTACTGGTAATTGCAATCTTTTTGGGTTTCATCTCTTCAGGAATAACACGCTCAAGATTGACTGTGAGAATTCCGTCGACAAAATTGGCCCCGGCAACTTCCACATGATTGCCCAACGGCCAGGTCTTGCGGAAATCTCGCTTGCTGATACCATGATGCAAATATGTGATTGCATTGTTTTCTGACACAGCGGCTTTTTGATGACCTTCTACAGTCAAGTATCCTTCTTCTACAGTGACGTCAATTTCGTCCTCTTTGAACCCGGCCATGGCTAACTCAACTGTGTAGCGATTGTCGTCGTAACGAATTATGTTGTAGGGCGGATAATTACTATTGGTCGTAGCGTTCACACTGCGTAGCAGTGTGTCAAACATTTCATCTAATCCTACTGAATAACGATGGATAGTAGGAATGTCAAAGGCTTTTAATGTTAGTGTACTCATGGTCTTTTCTCCTTTCATAAGCAAGTTAGAGGGGGACCCAAATTTCGGCATCCCCATTACACTATATTACAATTACTTCTTTTCGGCAGTTTTTTCGGTGAACTCAGCATCTACTATGTTGTCGTCTTTTTTCGACTCTGTAGTATCAGCTTTGTTGGCTTCGGCTGCTGCCTTTTCAGCTTCGCTCTTAATACGATACAGTTCGTTGGTTGTCTGCATCATATCCGAAATCTTAGTACGTATTGCTTCTGGGTCATCACCTCGCTTGGCTTCTTCTAGAGCAGAGATGGCCGCTTCAATCTTCTTGGCTTCATCTTCAGGTAATTTAGATTTATATTCATCAAAATCTTTCTTGATGAAATCAATTTGTGTGTCTGCACTGTTACGAGCACTGACTAGCTCAACCACTTTCTTGTCAGCTTCGGCATTGTCTTCGGCATCTTTGACCATGCGCTGAATCTCTGCTTCGCTTAGTCCCGAACTGGCCTTGATAGTAATGTTGTTTTCCTTGCCAGTGTTCTTGTCGGCAGCACGAACTTTGAGAATACCATTGGCATCAATGTCAAAGGTAACTTCAATCTGTGGCTGTCCTTTGGGCGCCGGGGGAATACCATCCAAGTTAAACTCACCTAGCAATTTGTTATGCAGGGCAATCTCACGCTCACCTTGGAATACTTTGATGGTGACCGAAGGTTGGTTGTGTTCGGCAGTGCTGAATACTTGGCTGTGCTTGGTAGGAATTGTGGTATTCTTTTGTATGACCTTGGTCATTACACCGCCTAGGGTTTCAATGCCCAGGCTCAATGGGGTGACATCTAGCAACAACACATCCTTACGATCACCAGCTAACACAGCACCTTGTACTGCGGCACCCACTGCCACTGCTTCGTCGGGGTTCACATCCTTACGCGGAGCACGACCAAACAAACGCTCTACAGTTT